CGCCGGGAGGGATGGGGTTGGTTGCCATGGTCAGATCTTCCGGGCGAGGTCGTGGACGAGGAACTCGATGGTGTCGACCTCGAAGCGGTCGCCATCGTGGTTGGAAAAGGTCGGCAGGACGTAGGTGCTCCTGAAGGCCTTGCCGAGGTCGAAGCGGATCTCGCGCATGGTCTCGCGCATGGTCTCGCCATGGCCGCGCGCCGCGTAGGTGAAGCCGGCGGGCCGGTTGTCGATCAGCGCCTCGATCGAAAGCCGCATCGCGCCGGCGGCGGCGCCGAGGTAGCAGTGACTGACGGTCTTCCTCTGGGCGTTGCCGAAATTCAGCTCACCCAGGCCGAACGAGGCCTCGATGTCAGCACCGGCGTCATCCTCGCCCTCGAGCAGGAACAGACCGTCATGCCGCGCGCCGTAGTAGCGGCCGCCGATCAGCGCGAAGCTGTTGAACTCGTAGCCGTCGTACTGCGTGGTGCCACCGGGCTGCCCGGCGGTGAGGTTCATCACCCAGAGCTCGCCCAAGCCGGACAGCACCGAGATCTCGCCGTCCAGCACCGCCGCGATCGGCACGGTGCGCAGCGAGAACTCGCCCCGCGCGGCCATGCTGCCGCCGAGGATCCCCGTCATGCGCACCGCGCCCAGCGTGACATCGCCGTAGGGCGCGCCGGACACGCCGAGCAGCGCGGCGAGCGGCTGCGTGGGCAGCACCGCCTCGGCGAAGGCCGAGATCCGGCCCTCGGTGAATAGGCGCGTGTCGCCGCCAGGCAGCGTGTCGTAGGGGTAGGAGCGCGCGAAGGCGACGAGCTCGGGCAGCGCGAGGCGCAGGCGGCCTGTCTTGCTGTCCGCGGCGAACATGCGCGGCGGCGGCAGATCGAGTCGCAGCTGGCCCACGGCGCCCACGAGGGAGTTGATGGCCGGCACCAGCGGCGGCAGCACCAGGTTCAACAGCGCATAGGACGGTGCCGCGAGGCCCGTGGACAGCGCCGGCTCGGGCTGCGGCAGCGCTAGCCGCAGCACAGCGCCATCACCGACGCGCAGCGCCGCGGCCGGCGGCGGCAGCTTCAGCGCGAGCGTGCCGGTCACGGTCTCGCTCGGATCGAGCGCGTCGACCTGGTGCAGCTCGGGGTCGAAGATCTCGTCGTCGCCCGAGTACAGCGCGGCCTGCAGCCACAGCGGTTCGGTGCTGTCGTCCACGGCCGAGGTGTAGACCAGGACGTCGTCGATCAGGTAGGTGATCTGGCCGTCGGTCCGGTTCACCTTGAACACCGAGGAGTCGGTGTAGGGGTGGGCCGCGGTCTTCACGACGCCCTGCTCGATCACCTTGGCCAGGCCGTGCGTCAAGGAGAAGGCGAACTTGATCGAGGTGCCGTTGTAGACCTGCGGATCCTCGTAGCCGGTCAGGCCGCAGATCGCGCCCACCATCGAGGCGCGGGCGTGGAAGGTGGCATAGGCGTCGTCGGTGACGAACATCGCCGAGCGTGCGCCGGCATTCCACCCGAGGAAGTAGTCGAAGCGCGCCGGCACCGCGGTGATGCCAGGCATCTCCGGTTGCGGCGGATAGGTCGTCAGCACCACCTCGTCCCAGCAGGCATAGGTGTACGCGCCGGCCTGCTGACCAGCGTTGCCCCCGAGGTCCGGGATCCACGTCGCTGTCGTGGCACCGGTGTTGGGATCGCGGATGTACTCGTAGTGCCCACTGCCTTTCCCGACGTACCGGTAGCCGCAGACCCTGCGAGCCTCATATCCCGTGCGAAGTGGCAATGCCGGCTGGTAGGGCCGGCCGACCACGGCGGGGATGAACTTCTTGTTCTTGATGAGCGAGTTCGCCATGGCAGTCAGGCCGGCGCGCTGATCCCGGATCGTGTGATCCAGGGCGCCTGCGGGTAGAGGTTGGCGGGCTGGCCGCTGGCGTCGCGCAGCCGCGCCACGGTCGAGAAGTCGGCCATCACGAGCGCGCCCAGCGCTACATCCAGCCCGCCGGGCGTGTAGGTCGGCACACGCCCCGATGACGCGATCACGGCGCGCCGGCGCCAGGTCGCGCCGCGGTCGGTGGACTGGTAGAGGCGGTGCGCGTTGTCGGCGTACATCGGGCACATGAGCACGCCCGGGCTCGCGAAGAACGGGCGGCCCGTGCGGTAGGTCGCCTGGGGCATGGTGCCGATGAGGGTCGAGGTGCTGCCGTCGGCGGTGAGCCAGATCTTGGCCGGTTTCGTGGGCGCCTCGATCCAGTTGTCGTCGCTCGAGTCGGTGGTGTTCGGCGTGAGGTCGCTGGTGGTGTAAGCATGCCGTCGCCAGTCGGGATCGACAGGCCGCGGAACACCGCCGCCTCCTTGGCGCGGCCGTCGAAGACGGTCTGGCGGGCGGTGATGCTGCAGCCGGCCGAGGTGTCGATCTCCACCACCTTCACGCGGCCGCGCCGCGGGTCGATGGCATGGCCGGCGTCGTAGTAGGGGATCGTCAACAGGGCCAGCGTCTTGGTCGCGCTGATCGGGGCCGCGTCGGAGAACGCCAGCAGGTAGGCCAGCGCGTTGAAGGTCGTCTGCAGCCCGGAGGGCACTCCCTGGATGCTCGCAACCTCGGCCGACAGCGCCGACAGGCCAGAGACCACCGACCAGGTCGCGCCGCCGTCGCTCGAGTACTGCGGGATCAGCACCGGGTTCGTAGCGTTGTTGGCGAGCGTGTCGCTGTACGTGGCGCGCGCGCAAGTCGCGATCATCAGCAGCCGACCCGGGCCCAGCACCAGCAGGTCGTTCCGGATGAGGTGCGTGTTCAGCGCGCCGAGCGTTTCGCCGCCCTCGATCGTGCCGTCCGGCAGGCGCCGCAGGAAGGTCGGCCAGTACTGGCGGCTGATCATCGCGATGGTGGCCGCGCCACGCAGCACCTGGGACTGCACGACCTGGCCGGGCAGCAGGGCCGCGGTGATGCTCCCGGTGTTGAACCCCCAGGCGGTATCGAGCACGGCGGCCGAGCTGTAGGCCTCGATGTCCACCACTGCGGCCGCGCCGTCGGGCGTGCGGTTGGCCGTCAGGTCGGCCACGATCGCCATCTTGCTCAGCGGCTTGTTGGTCGACGCGAAATCGAAGTCGTCGGTGAAGCCCGCGGCGCCCCACTCCAGCTCTGACGCTGTGCCGTCGCTGTTGCCGATGAAGTCCGGCCACGACGTGCGGCCGTCGATGAACGGAAGCGCGGCGCGACGCCCGAAGCCACCCAATGCCGTCGGCGAGAACGCCACCACGTCGGCGCCAGCGCTCAACCGCCCGCCGGTGATGAAGGCGCCGAGTTCCTGCTGCTCGCCGAAGACGTCGAGGTGCCCGCCGTTCTTCCGCGACATCGAGACGTCGGCGTTCTCGCGATGCAGCGCTGGTGCGCCCAGCGTGTCGAGGAAACGAGCCTGGCGCTCTCCCTCGAAGCTGCGCACGCGGCCGCGGTGCTTCGGGAACTTGGTCCAGTCCATCAGATGACCTCGCGCGCGCCCGACAGGTTTGCCCAGAAGTCGGACGGGGTCGGCGCCTCCAGAGTGCGCACAACGACGGAAGAAAAGCCCGGGTCCATGCCAGCGCTACCAGAGTTCCACGAGGTGAGGACGATGTGTGGATTGCTGGGCGTACCCGACAGCCACGAGCTCGCGATCTGCGACCCGTTCACCAGCAGCTTGAACATGCCGATGGACGCCTCGAACCGCATCGTGACGACGTCACCCGGGACGAGGGGAGCCAAGCCATCGATCACTGGCATGCTGGCGGCGCCTGGCAGGACCGACAGGGCGGAGGGGTCGTTGAAAAGAATGGCGTAGGTAGGGGTGGCCGGCCCCTGCCGGATCCCTGCGGTGAAATAGATGTCGTAGGCGCCGGCGATCTTGAACTCGACCTCGAAGTCGAGCACGCTGTCGATCTCGGGCATGGCGACGTAGGCAATGCCCTCACTGCGCAGCACCACTTCGCCGGACCCATCGAGCGCCGCGGTGCCCTGGTACACGTGCCAGGTGTGGCCGGAAACCGCCCTCCCCTCGATGGATCCCGAGCCGCCGGTGAATTCGTCCGAGAAGACTACGGCCACGGCGCGTCCTTACGAGGTAGCCGGCACGGTCGCGCTGGCGGTGTCGATGGTCAGCGGCGCGCCGTTGACGATGGCCAGCGTGCTCAGCGCCAGATCGGCCTCGACGTCCGAGATCAGCCCGACCTTGCCCTGGATGCGGATGGCCGTGGTGCTGGCCGAGCCGTCGTCAGCCGGCAGTTGGTAGCGGAAGAATGCCGGCGTGCCCGACGCCACCGCCGTGGCCTGCCATGCGTCCCCGGGCACCTTGGAGGCCGAGCCGCCCGACGGCGTGCCCCACGCCAGCGGCGTGCCGGCGCCGTTCACGCTGTAGGTCGCGAGCAGCGTGGCGCCGCCGAGCGCGGCGTCAGCGTCCGCGGGCACGGTGCCGGCGTAGATCATGATGATCTTGCCGGCCATGATCGTGGAGCCGGGCGCCGAGGAGCCGAGCGCAGCAGTGGCCGAGGCATTGCGGTAGCCGGTGGAAAAATTGAGCATGCTGGCTCCTTAGACGGGGTTGGTCAGGGTGAGGTTGATGGGCACGTTCACCTTGTCGCCCGCGCTGTAGCCGCGCGGGGACGGCAGCTTCTGGAAGCACAGCAGCTTCCCGGTGGTGGCGCCCTTCCCTGCCGCCGACAGCAGCGCGAAGCCGCGCACCGTCTTGTCGGCCGTCAGGGTGAACTGCGCCACGTTGCCATCGTTGTCGGTGGCGCCTCCCACCGGCGCGCCCTCGACGAACTCGGGCCGCGTGGTCTGCGAGTAGGCGGTGATCTCGGTGGCGCGTGCTCCGATGTTGGCCGCGGTGTCATCGTCCTGCGGCGTGTAGTCGCCTTCGAACAGCGCGATGTACCAGGGGCTGTACTGCGTGCCGCCGCGGACACCGGCGTCCCAGAGGTAGTTGCGGCCCTCGGCCGGGTAGTTGAGGCTCATGGCCGTGGTCCTTTCAAGGCGACTCGACGTCGAAGCGCGCGGCCAGCACGTGCTTCTCGCCGTCCTGGTTGCGCAAGAGAGTGGCGCCGCTGCGCGCGGCGTTGAAGGTGAGGACGGCGTCTTGCGGCGCGCTCACGGCACCGCCAGGCTTGGCCACGATGACGCCCAGCGGGCTCTGCCAGTAGGCGGTCTGCGATTCGGCGTCGAAGACGTTGGAGCCGCGCAGCGCGCCGAACGGCAGCACCACGGTGGGCGCGGCATCGAGCGGGTCGCCGGGAATCGAGTAGGTGCGGTCGGCGCAGACGTAGACGCCGTCCTCGCAGGGCTGCACGACCGTGACCTCGCCCGGGAACGGCAGGTAGCCGCGGCTCGCGTTCACGACCCCCGGCCGGTATGGCTCGCTGACGTAGACGTAGGGGCCGCGCGCGACCAGCAGCGAGCCCTTGTGCCAGGCGATGGCGCGGCCCGGCGGCATCGTGGCCAGCATGAAGGTGGCGCACGGCGCGCCGAAGTTGTCCAACGTCAGGAAGTCGCCGGCCGGGATCTCGTTGAAGACCTCGCCGTCGGGCCCGGTGGCGTAGACCCGTGCGCTGCCCGTGAGGCCGGCGAAGGTGATGCCGCCGCCCTCGGGAAGGTCAACCTGCTGCGGCTCGGTGGTCGGCGATTCGCCGTCGGCGTCCAGCGCCGTGAAGGCGACCTGGTAGCGGCCCGGCGGCAGGCCGCCAGCGGCCGCGCTGGCAACGGGCACGGGATTGGGCGTCGGCGTGACGATCTCGCGCGCCGTGGCGCCCTGCAGGCGGCCGATGCGCTCGCCGTTGGTCCAGTAGACGAAGCCATCGGGCGCGCGGACGTAGCTGACACGGGCGTTGCCGACGCCGGCCACGACCACGGTCTGCCCGAGGCGCGCGCTGAGGTGCACGAGGTCGTCGTTGCGAACGGCGTAGGCGTCACGGGAATCCGACCACGCCGAATGGAAGCCGCCGGCCGCGGCCTGCGCGAAGCCGGCGCGCGAGCGCAGAAAGCCGTCGGCCTTGAGCTCGACATTGCGCGCGACACGCAGGAACGCCCCGGCCTCTACGAGCATGTGCGTCCGCGCCAGCCTGTTGTTCAGGCCGAGCAGTGGACCGACGGGGACAAGACGAGACACCATTGGCCGGCAGTTTTCCCGCCACGCCCGTGAGCGTCGAACCCTAATGGGTGGTCACCAATAGGCGACGTTGTGATGCGGCTGATCCGCCTGCTGGTCCTTGCGCAGATCAGCGTCGGGCCGCAGGCCGAAGTACTGCTCGAAGGCATCGAGTGCGCGCTGGGAGCGCGCGGGGTCGAAAGAGTCGGCATCCTGCTTGCCGTAGGCTCGGTACAGAACCCAGTGGACGAGGAAGCGGTGATGGATGCTTGCGATCTCGGGGACGATACCCTCGGGGTCGCTTTCTTGCGTGATCGGCACCAGGGGCGTCCGGTATCCCTCGAGGCGCAGCGTGTAGGCGCGATCCACGATGCCGGGCAGCATCACGCGGGTATCGTCTTGAACGATGGCCTGGGGCCGCCGACGCTGATCGCGCCAACCCGGGCAGGTCTGGTCGAGCACGTCCCGCGTGGTGATGTGGAGATCCTCGAGGAATCGCCCCGTGCTCGCGTTCAGGAGGCGCGCGCGCGAGATCTCGAACATGCGCGAGTCGAGCGGATATGAGCTCTGCCCGGCCACGACGTTGATCTGCACGATGGCCAGGGTGTAGTCGTCGAAGAGCAGCCGCTTGCGAATGGCGGCCTCCTCCTCGGCCTCGCCGAACCAGCGCGCCAGATCGGCGTCCTTCCAGAGCGCGTCCGCGTCGCCGCCGTCAACGTTGCCCGACTGATCGTCGGAGTCGACACGGAACGACTCGATGAGTTCGGCGAGGGTCATAGCTCAGCCCTTCGCGGCGTCGTGGAGCTGCTGCTTGAGCGCGTAGCCCATGAGCGGCCAGACCTTCTGCACAGCGTTCTCGCGCGCGATGCGGCGGCCGATCTCGGCATCGAAGTTCTCCGGGCTGGCGCAGGCGCTCTCGCCGGTGACGGTGAAGCCGTTGCGCAGCACCAGCACGCAGAAGGTCAGCAGACCCAGTTCTTCGTGCTGATCACCAGCGCCGGCGAGGTGGCCACGCCGCTCCAGGCGCGCACCATCGGCTCCGTTTGCTGCGGTGAAGTAGTAGATGCCGGCAATGGCGGCCTCGATGTCGGATGGCGTGACGCGTGGGGCGGTCTTCCCAGCCGCCAGGATGGCGTTCTCGATGGAGTCGGTGCTCATTGGCAATTCCTTTCGGTGGATGATCAGTTCGCGCCGTAGCGATCGATCAGCTGGATGACGTGCGAGCGGGTGTCCGTCAGCGACAGGCGACCGTCGACCTTCACCCGGTAGTGGGTCTGCGCGAATTCCTTCAGCGCGGCCTTGTCCATGTTCTGCACCTGATCGCGCAGCGCCTGGGATGCCTCGTCGGGCGTCTCGCCCGCCTTGACGGGCTGCACGACCGCGCCGGCCACGACAGGGTCGCTGAGCTCGACCTCCTCGAAGACGTCGCGGTGGCGCAGAAGCCGGCGGCCGAGCGCGGCCGACACCGGCTTGACCTGGCCCTGCGCCCACGTGCCGGAGCCGTACAGCGTGTCGTCGTGGGTCTCCCGGCGGCCGATGTAGCGCACGCCCTGCGCCGGTACCGACTGGCCCGCGGGAATGGGTCGGTGGAACGCCGGAGGCGCGACGTTGCCTTCGACGGGCGGCTCGGCCGCAGCGACGCCGGCCAGGGCGTGCACGACGCCACGAAACAGGTAGTCCTTGGCCTTCTGCTCGGGCGGCAGCTCCTCGTAGGGCACCATGCAGGGGTGCTCCTTCTTCTCGGTGTCCTTGACCTCGCCGTAGACCCAGCCATCGGCCAGCTTGGCCTCGTACCAGTTCAGGTGACTGGCCTCCGGCGATGCGTCGGGATTCTTGAGGTGCATGTCGACGCCGGCGAGCGCGCTCTCGCGCTGCCACTGCGGCGCGTCAGCCCAGGCTGGCTGGCTGGTGTCGCCCAGCGAGGCGCAGTAGGCGCGGTTCACCTCGTGGGCCACCTCCGCGATCTGTTCTCGGTTCA